GGCAAAGGCAGTGCGCGATGTCGCTCCAAGCAATTCCATCTTCTGGATGGATAGCAGAAGCTGCTCATAGAAGTCACGAAGCCGTGTGTTTGTCGTGTTTACAGGATCGACCAGCGCAAGTAGCTGATCGCGAACTCGCGTAGCCGCGTTGTAAGAATCCTCAAGCGTGCTTGCTCTGTTTAGAGCAACAAACGATTGTTCAAGCGCAAATATCTCTCTCCGCGTCTGAGCCGATGTGTTGCCAATTCCGAGAAGCGAAGTGAGATTCTCATTAGCGCTCTTATTCCAAAAGCCACTAGCTTGAATGGTGCCGTATATTGCCTTGTTCAACTTCAGGATCGCGTCAAAAGCTTTATTCTTCTCAATGGCGATCAAGTCTCTCAGCGTAGTAGAATTTGCCTCTGCCATTTGCTTTGCATTGGCAAAGAAATCAGCGGCAACATCAGATGCGCTAGATGTCAGAGAGATGTATCGGTCAAGTGCTGCGCTTGCATCATCAAGCGTGTCCTTCAGGCTTTTTACCGTCTTCCCTGAGCGCTCCGCAGCAACAGCAAAGGCTGAGAAGATAGCCACACCAGCGCCAAGCACCGCACCGATAGGTCCAAAAATGCCGAGAAGCTGCGAACCCTGCTGACCGAATGCTTGAGCGGCGCTTGTACCGTTAGCCACCTGCACAGCAAAGTCACCAAACTGATAACCCGCCTGCTGTAGCGCGCCCATAGCAAATTTTTGGGTCTTTGTCTTAGTGTGATCGAACTGGTTTGCCATCTGCCGCGTGGCATTTGTGGCTCTACCAGTTGCTCTTTCAACAGCACCGAGGGTTTTTTCAACCTGCTGTAATCCAGCGGTTGCACCTGATACTTGGGCAGAGACGACAATATTCAGGTCACCTAGCGGCATTTTTCTCTGCCCTTTCGTTCTCGATCCTAAAGAATGCGATCCATTCATTATACTCCGCTAGCGTTATTTCCTCAATCTCCGCGATTGTGCGTCCCAGCCTGTCAGCTAGAGATATGAGATTGAGGCGAAACGGATCGCTTCTTAGTTTTTTTCCTGCTCCTCAATGCTGGGAGCCGAGAAGACAGCACCAAACACTTTTGCAATAACACCGATAGGTTCGCCCATCAAAACAGGCTTATCTTCAAGCGTGAATGCTGGATCGCCGCCCTCATCCTCGCACTTGAGGATGATTGTCTCAACCATTGACGCCATCGTCGGGTTGGAAATGAAGTTGGCGTGTTTGCGCTGTACCTTTTCAATGTCACGTGCGCTTACATCGGTGAAGTAGAGGCGGACGGGTTCACCGTCATCGCCCCATTCTTCAACATCGACATGCTTGCGTTCGCGTTCAGCGCGCTTGGCTGCAATCTTCGATGCAAGTGCTGACATTAGGCCACCGTAGTAGTAGTCAGCGCGCCATTGCCCTCAACGGTGATCGACATTTCGACCAGGCCATCATAGGACGATGTGATCGAACGACCAGTGACAATGGCAGAGCCAGTCATGTAGGTGTCGCCAGATGCTGCGCCTTCCGGGTAAAGGTTAAGCGTCACTTCTGCGCCTGCAACAAGCGCGCCCTGACCAGTGGTGTCAGTCTCATCCCAGAGGACATCAACCGAACCGCTGAAAGATTTCAGCGAGGACTTGCGAGTGCGAGCCGTGTCGCCCATCGTCGTGTCTTCAAGCGTATCTGCCGTCTCTTCAATGGAGAAGGAACGGATTTCTGCAATTGCGTTGGCCCCGACCTTTACGGTGCCTTCGCTACCTGCGTGCGTAGCCATGTTGGAGCCTCCTTATCTGGCCGTTTCCACGTCTCCGATGGTCGTAACATAAACCACCGAATAAGTTAAGCGGGCCACGCCGATGGGTGCTTCGGCATCCCCGCTGAATTCAATTTCTGTCGATGTCAGAATAGCATCTTTTGCCAGTCCACCGATAGTGGTGTCAGCAGCAATGGTTTCTTCAATCTGCACAGCGATAGCATCAGCGTCGTCGTCAAACGATCCAGTGATGCGAATGTATGCTTCGACGACAACGGATGCATCGCGGCGCAATGTCTTCACGCCCATCGTCTGCAATCCAGAACCTTCAGCAAGCGTGTAGACAGCCACACACGGCAGCTTGCCGCCATCCAGCGGGAATACCCGCGTCGGGTAAACACGGCGCTGCACTAGGCTGACACCGTTCGTCAAAGAGGCTGCAACCGCGTCCCGTATCTGCCGACGAACGTGAGCCATTATTTCTTCTCCAACTGCAATACCGTCACGCCAGTGCCATCATGCACCCACGCGCGAATAGTATAGACAGTGCCGCTGATGACAATCTCATCAATCTCAACAATATTGGGAATGTCGGATGTGCGGCAGGTGAACCGTGGCTGCTCCTCATGCACTGGCACGAAGCCGCCAGTTTCCACAGGAACAGTCTCGTTATCAAAGATGCCATTGATCGTCGTATCGCCCATCGCGTTTGCGCGACGGTAAACAGCAGATACGGCAAATTCTTCTACGTTGAGAATAGCAGCCAGATCGTCAGCAATCGGCAGAGCCATCTTCTGCCTCCTCGCTCACAGCCTTCGGATGCCAGACCTTTGCGTAGCCGCGAGCGATCAACTTCTTCGCTACACGATCCTCAACATCGGCATCAGCACCCTTCTTGTGATGGATGCCGTCGATCTGTGCAGCTTTGACGAATTCAATCTTCATCTTACGCCTTTCTGGCACGCTTCTTCGGAGCAGCGACTGTGCTGGCCTCAAGGCCAACAGAGCGATCCTGAACTTCAACTTTCGGAGACGGCGCTGCTTTGGCGATGCGACCAGCGGCGATCAAGACGCCAGCCTCATCAACAGTCAATTCAATGACATCACCAGCGTTGCGGCGCGCGCCGCCTGCGACAGTTGATTTTAACACAACATAAGACATTAGACCCCCTTCAGGGTGTGTGGGCGCGCCGCCCATTAGATGACGCGCCCACGTTAGCATTATACGCCGTCGTTGTTGAAGGCGAAGGACACTGCGTGGCGGACAGCCACATCGCAGGTCTGGAGCGCCACGATGCGGACGGTGCCAGAGGTCGATGCGGTGTAGGGGTCAACGGTGATGTCGAGGCCGCCATACATGCCGATCAGCAGGTCTGCGAAGTTGCCGAAGTAGAGGTCACCAGCGGTGACTTGGTTCGACACGATTGCGCGGTAGCCGTTGATGGTGCCGCCCGGCTCCACAACGAACTCACCCGAACCTGCATCCTTCTTGGTGGTCTTCAGCGCGCCGAACATCGAAGCAGGCAGGATGTAGGCGAGGTTGCCGAGGAGCGCGTTGTCTTCTGCGACAGCGGTTTCCATTGCGACCACTTCAGCGAACGTCGGGGTGGCAGCAGCGAACGCGGTCGGAGCATTGATGCCCGAGGTGTTCTTGATACCAGTCGGTTGACCCGACGAACCCGAACCTTGCAGTGCGCCGTTGTCGATGGCGAGTGCGATACCCGTTGCAAGATCGTTGCGGATGAGCGCTTCGATGTCGAGCGAGGATTGCATCATCATCAAACGAGTGATGTCGGTGTATGCACCGAGGGACTTCGGCGAGAGTGCCACTTGACCAAAGGTCGGCTCCGACTCGGAGGCAGCGCCACCTTCAGTCGAAATCCAGCCAGCGGTAGATGCAGCGGTCTTGCGCGGAATCTTCACGTCGCCCTTGAGGCCCGACAGCATGGTTGCGCCAGCAGCCATAACCGACGAAGCGTTACGCAGCACGTCGATGAAGTCGCCGCCACGGTAGGCTTCTGCCACCATTGCGGAGTCATCGGAGGTGTTGAGGTCACGCTGGTTCCACGAACGCATCACATCGGTCGGGATGTAGAGGCCCTGCGGGTCAACGCCTGCACGCTGTGCGGCAGCAGCGGCAGCTTCGAATTCGAAGGCAGCGGCTTGCTGGGCAGCACGGTCAGACGGGTTTGCCATCGCGCGAACTGCGTTCATGAGCGAGAAGCGACGAACTTCTTTCTTGCTCAGACCGATGTCAGCGTCGTCGAGCGGCTTGGAGCCGATCACGTCGAGAAGCTGACCACGGAACTCTGCCAGCGAGACGCCCTTGTGGACGGCTTCGTCAGCGAGGTCACGCTTGTTGTGCTTGGCTGCGAGACGGTAAATCTCTGCGGTTTCCTTGGCGGCGGCGCGGGCAGCTTCGGCCTTCACCGCTTCCACGTCGAACTGAACATTATCAGTCATCGTAGTCTCCTTTGCAGGAATTGAGGTTTCACGGGTTTGAAGGTCGTCTTCCGCGCTGCGACCAACGCCGACTGTCCTGTCAGCGGGAATCGAAACAACGGATACTTCCATTGGTGTCCAAGAAGAGACCCGGTAGCGATCCCGGCCTTCCTTGTCCATTTTGTTGACCGAATAGCCAACAGAGATGTTGGAACGGATACCGTCCACAACATCATCGAAGACCTCTTTGGCAAGTCCGTTTCTCCCGAAACGAACCGTCGCCCGCAACCTACGGGTCGAGCCATCGAGTTCTACGTTCTCCACCACACCAATTTGCTGGCGTGGGTCATGATCCAACAGCAGCGGCATACGGCCAGAGCGTGCAAAATCTAGGTCAATGCTGCGCTCGCTGTGGTCAAGAATTTCGTCACCGAAGGAACGCGAAACAGGTTCCTCGCTGGATACAGCGATGCGAACCGTGCGCGACTCTTCGTCAACCACCTTTGCCGATGCATCCATCGCGCGGGTGGACATCTTCTCGCGGTCAAAGCGGGATTCTTCCGCTACTTCGACTTCTTCAGTCGCAGCAACAGTTTCTTCAACCTCTTCAACAGGTGCGATCTGCTCTTCAGACATACTGCGACCCTCACTTTCTGGCGCAATCATATCAGATTTAGTGTCTTCTTGCATAGAGCGCTCTGAATCTAGCTTTTCCGCGATCTTTTTCGACCAAGAATAGCCAGCGTCACCACCCCAAAGCGCCCACGCAATCCGACCATTAGACGGGTATCCATCTTCACCAGGGCTGAAGCCTTCTGCCTGCTTATCAACCTCATGACGGCTGAAAAACGAATACATCCGCTTTACAGTGTCTTCAGACAGGTTCTTGCCGTTGGTGATGTCACGGGCGCGGGCAATGCCGACCTCAGTGCCGCCACGGCCAAATTCACGCCGCCACTCAAGGCCGCGCGCTGCTTCCGTCTTCATCCCATCTGTCGGCTTATACGGCATCAACATCCACCATTTCTGCCGGAACTGGCTGCTTGTCGCCAAACGGCTCATAGGCCATCTTCAGGCCATATTGAGCAGCCATCTCTTTGTCCTGCTCAATCTGCTTGAACGTCTCTTCAGCATCGCGACCATAGGCCGCTGCAATGTCGCTGTGGCTCAGGATGCCGTTTTGGAGACCGACAACGGCGGCGTTCATCTCCTTCAGCGGATCGACCCACTGGAAGCCACGCGGGCGGAAGATAAACTCGCGGCTGAACTTCTCATACTTGCCAGCGCCAGTGATCGACGTGTAGCCAAACTGGATGATGTGATCCAGCCAGACGCGATAGAGCGGGTCGAGGAAATGCTCCACCATGAACCGCTGCAGCGTCCGGTAGAAGTCACGCTCTTCCAGTGCGCCCTGACGGATTGACGAGTAGCTGGTGCCTTCCAGATCGTTGGCCAGCGAGGTGTAGCTGACGCCCAAGCCGCCAGCGATCCCGCGCAGGATCGACTTCTCAAAGTCGGCATAGGCCGATGTCGGGTGAGAAGGGTCAAACGGCTGGAACTCAACGCCAGCCGGAAGCTGGTGGAACGTACCCGGCTCCGCGTTGTAGATCGGCGCGCCAGTTGCGCCCTCGCCTTCAAAGCCGTCAGCCATAAAGCCATCACCAGCGGGCGAAGTGAAGAAACCCATCTTCGACGCGGCGGTCCGGGCCGCCAC